TTTAAATTTTTTTCTAATCCTTTGTTTTTCTTCATTTAACTTATTTTTATCTAATTCTAATTGACCTACTGACTCAATTTCTACATTAATTCTCTCAATTTCTACATTAATTCTCTCAAGTTTTTTTGAAATTTTAATTCATCTTTTAATTTATCTATTTCAAGTTCTAGTTCTTCTTGTTTGTCTTCATCATCACTTGGTTTGGGAGAAAAAATATTAAACATGGATGGACCTTTACTTAATTTTTTTTTAAATAACTGAATTGAATTTGATTTTTCGAATCTTCTATTTAATTTTTCATTTGACGTTGAAGAAACATAAACATTCGATTTGTTTAAGTCATTCACATATTTTAATGCGTTAAAATTTAGGTCTGAGTGTGTTTTCATTGTTGTTAAAAACGTTTTTTTTTCTTGCAACTCTAATGACAGTGCGCGAAATTCATCGGGTGTTTTCAAATAAGATTTCAAATAAGGTACTACAATTTCGCCAATAATTATATCAAACATATTAAACCCTAACCATTTCCGTTGTAGACAATCATCGTCACTAAAAAGTTTTCGTTCGCTCTCTATTAGTTCAATAAAATCTTGACAATGCGTCAACAACATTGTTTTCACAACTTCGGAAATTGTATTGTTTGTTTTAAGCAAATTTATATACAATTCAAATATATCAACATAAATTGTAAGTACTTCAACCATTTTGGCACAGTTAACCGATGATACGATCTTATATTGTTGATTTTGATACGTGTTAATCATTGTGAGTTTTAAATCATCTAATTCTTTTATTAATCCAGGTAAAGAAGAACCTTTAGATTGTTGAAAATTCAATTGTAAATGTGTAAACAATAAAACATAATGTTCTTCCAAATTTTGAAAAAATGGTTTCAACATTTGCGCGGCATCTTCTACGACGTGTGATCTTTGATTAAAATGATTTTCTCTCATTGGAACTAAATCAAATGATGTTGACATTTTGTCTTCGATTTGCGACAATAACATTTCATATTGAGTTATTTTGTTTTTTACATTGTCTCTAGTTTCTATCAATTGGTCTATTGTCGTGGCGTGTTCTTGTTTTTTCAATTTATTAACAAAAAAAGTGTTTGCTTTTTTTGTTTGTATTTTTTGTATTGAAAGTTCATATATTTGTATTTGCGTCTTTAAATCATTTATTTTATTTTGAATTTTATTTTCAAATTCTTGCAACTTATCAAGGTCATTTCCAATACTATCAAATTCTTTATAATAACTTTGTAATTCAATTATTTCAATTTGAGAGTTTGTACTATCGGTTGACCTTGCGCTGTCTACGGAATTTAATGACTCTGAAGATATTGTTGTCATTAAATTCGGTTGATTTTTTTGTAGTTCTTTTTCAAATTCTTGTGTTTTGTCTTTTAACAATTCTTTTAACAATTTTGACGCCCCATTTTTAAATAAATGTTGTTCCAAATGGTCGAGAACTACGTTTTTAGCGTAGTCTTCACTACCATTTGAATCCTTGAGTATTTCCAGATAATATTCATACAAATCTTGTCCTGTTATCTGTTTTCGATCAGATTTTAGATACCATAATATGTTATTATTTTCAATACGTTTCGGTTCCGGCATAACAATGCTTTTTACATAAATACAAATAAATTATTTTCCAAGATTTACCAGCAATGTCCACCGGTATCCCAAAATTATGATTTTTAGAGAATCATAAGAATTTTTAAAATAAAATTTAAAATATCATTACAATTTTCGAGTGAGACTTAAAAATTATTTAAATATTCGGTTGACAGGAGGGGGCAAGGGGGTTGTGTAACCAGCGCTGCGCAGTCCTGGGTTCCCCCTAGATTTACAATAAAAATTGAAACCATTTAAAAATTTCATGGGACTTATACAAATACACTAAAACCATGGATAATAACCTTTCGCACAAATATCAACAAAAGACGGATAAACAACATATCCTAGATAATCCCGATACCTATATCGGGTCTATCGAGGAAGTTGACTCCCAACAGTGGATATTGAACGAAACAGGCGATAAAATTTACGAAAAAAATATTTCCTATGTACCTGCTCTCTTCAAGTTGTTTGACGAGGGTATTGTCAATTGTCGCGACCATTGCATCCGTATGCAACAAGCCATCGCTAACGGACAGTCCAATTCCCTCCCTGTCACCTACATCGATGTCTCTGTCAACCAAGAAGATGGAACCATCACCATGACCAACGATGGAAATGGTATTGATGTAGCAGAACATCCCGAGTATAAGATTTGGATTCCTGAACTCATCTTCGGTCACCTTCGTACTTCCACCAACTACGACAAGACGGAAAAGAAAATCGTCGGCGGCAAAAACGGGTTCGGTTTCAAACTCGTCTTAATTTGGTCTACCTATGGTTCCATTGAAACCGTTGACCATGTTCGCGGATTGAAATATTTCCAAGAGTTCAACACCAACTTGGATGTCTTGGGAAAACCAAAGATTACCAAGACGTCTAAAGCAAAACCGTATACAAAAATCACATTTCGACCCGACTATGCGCGTCTAGGTCTCGCCGGTCTCACCGATGATATGATTGCCTTGTTGAAGAAGCGTGTGTATGATGTAGCCGCCGTGACAGACAAGTCGCTCAAGGTCAAGTACAATTCCGTCCCTGTTCCAGTCAAGACATTCCAAAATTATTTGGACATGTATATTGGTGGTAAGGAAGATGCAAAGCGCGCTTACGAAGAAGGTGGCGACCGGTGGGAATACGCTGTCGCCCTTTCTCCCAACCACGAATTCATGCAAGTGAGTTTCGTCAACGGAATCCATTGTTCCAAGGGAGGTAAGCATGTGGAATATATTCTCGGTCAAATCACTCGTAAGTTGGCGGCGTTCATCGAAAAGAAGAAAAAGGTTACCGTAAATGCGAATAGCATCAAGGAACAACTCATTCTCTTCTTGCGGTGTGACATTGAAAACCCCGCGTTTGATAGTCAGACCAAGGACTATATGAACACACCCTCGTCCAAGTTCGGTTCCACATGCACTGTCTCGGATAAGTTCATTGAGAAGGTTGCCAAGATGGGAGTGATGGATGCGGCGTGCGCCATTACCGAAGTCAAGGAAAACAAAGCAGCGAAGAAAACCGATGGTGCAAAAACCAAGAATATTCGCGGTATTCCGAAACTGATTGATGCCAACTGGGCTGGAACCGAGCGCTCATCAGAATGTAGTATCATCTTTTGTGAGGGTGACTCAGCAAAAGCTGGCATTGTTTCAGGTCTTTCCTCCGAGGACAGAAATATTATTGGTGTGTATCCAATGAAGGGTAAAATCCTCAATGTTCGCGGTGAGCAAACTAAGAAGATTGCAGAGAATAAGGAGATTGCCGATATCAAGAAAATCCTCGGTCTCGAAACGGGGCGTTCTTACAGCGAAGAAGATGTGAAAAAGGTCTTGCGTTATGGCAAAATCATTTTCATGACCGACCAAGATTTGGATGGTTCGCATATCAAGGGTCTTGGTATCAATCTATTTCAATCGGAGTGGGCGTCCTTGGCAAACATCCCCAACTTTATCGGTTTCATGAATACCCCCATTTTGAAAGCTCGCAAGGGCAATCAAGAACTCGTCTTTTATAACGAGGGGGAATATCAAACCTGGAAAACCGAACAACTAGGACTCACTAGTGATGTTGTCGATATTTCCGAACCCGTCAAGGGGTGGAAAATCAAATATTACAAGGGTCTGGGAACAAGCACCGGCAAAGAATTCCGCGAATATTTTGAAAAGAAGAAGTTCGTAGGGTTCAAGCACTCGGGCAAATCCAGTGACGACGCAATTGACATGGTCTTCAATAAAAAGCGCGCCGACGATAGAAAGATTTGGTTGGGCGAATATAATCGCGAGGACTACTTGGACACAAACAAGTCGGACATTTCTTATGAGGAATTTATCAACAGAGAACTCATCCACTTTTCCAAGTATGACTGTGATCGAAGCATTCCCAATTTGATGGATGGACTGAAAATCAGTTTGCGTAAAATCCTATATTCGGCGTTCAAGAAGGGTCTCACGCAGGAAATCAAGGTCGCGCAGTTCACCGGTTATGTCTCGGAGCATTCAGGATATCATCACGGCGAAGCGTCATTGAACGCAGCGATTGTGGGTCTAGCGCAAAATTTCGTCGGTTCCAACAACATCAATCTCTTTGCTCCTAACGGGCAATTTGGAACGAGGTTGAAGGGTGGTCAGGATAGCGCGTCGGAGAGATATATCTTCACGCATTTGAATCGTATCACTCGCCACATTTTCAACGAACAAGATGATAAAATCTTGAAGTATTTGAATGATGATGGTCTCTTGGTGGAACCCTTGTATTACGCACCCATTCTTCCCATGATTTTGGTAAATGGCGCCAAGGGTATTGGCACGGGATTCAGTACGGATATCATGTCTTATAATCCAACGACGATTATTCAGTATTTGAAATCAAAGTTGATGTTGGAAGATACAAGCAACATCCATTTCATTCCTTACTATGAAGGATTTACTGGAACCATTACTCCTGCCACACAATCACAACAAGACGGCAAGTTCTTGATTCGCGGTAAGTATGAAAAAGTCAGTCCCGATAAGATTCGTGTTACTGAACTTCCTGTTGGAACATGGACGGATGATTTCAAAGAATATTTGGAGACTTTGGCCGACGCATCGGCAGTGGATAAAACTGGAAAGAAAATTCCGGCCATCGTGAAGGATTATGATGACATGTCAAAAGACACAACCATTGATTTCACTATTACACTCGCAAAGGGGAAGGTTGCCGAGTTGGAGGCGATTTCACTGGAAAACGGTTGTAATGGACTGGAGAAGCAATTCAAGTTGTTTACCACGGGTAGCACAAGCAACATGCATCTCTTTGACGCATCCGATAAGTTGAAAAAGTATGGTTCGGTCAAGGAAATCATTGATGATTATTTTGAGACGCGTCTTCACATGTATCAGGTTCGTAAGGAGTATATGATTGAAGCGCTAACCAAAGAACTTGTTCTGTTGACGAACAAAATGCGTTATATTCGCGAGAACTTAGACGGTACCATTGATTTGCGTCGTAAGAAGAAGGAGGAAGTAATTGCGATGTTGAAGAACAAAGGTTATGATGTAATTGGGGACGATGAAGATTACAAATATTTGACAAAGATGGCGATGGATAGTGTGACGGAGGAGAATGTTGCCAAGTTGGAAAAGGAACATGATGATAAGGAGACAGAATTGAATCGGGTCAAAGAGACGACGATTCAACAAATGTGGTTCGGGGAGTTGGAGAAATTGGAGGAGGAATATATGAGATTCCGTGAGGAGCGAGAGCGGTCGATGAGTGGAGACACAAAAAAGAAGTCAGGTGGAGGGGGAACCGTTGTGAAAAAGAAGAGCGCGCCTAAGAAACAACTAACTCTTGTGGAATAATTTATAAATGACAAAATAATATAAAAATTAAAATATGTTGTAATACAAACATTATGAAGTTTACTCGCGTTGACTTGTATAATTTTTTTTTAGATAACAACGTAAATTATAATGAAAACATTATAAAAAAAGTTGTGGAAGAAACAACAAAAGATGTGTTACAACTAAACTTATTAGGCGTAACAAGTTATAAGACAAAATTTTATCCATATACTAAAGAATTTATGGATACAATCGTTTGTGAACTAAAAGATATTTTCGAAGACAGTACTATTCAGTTAGAAATTTCTCCAGCATTATCCACCGGGAACCCAGGAAAATGATAACAGTTTTTCATCAAGAAATCTTATGATTGGAAAAGGTAAGGAA